AGAGTATAATCATTCTACATTTGGTAAAAGTACAGTAAGAAGTGAATATTTTTGTTTAATTAAAGACTAAAAAAAAAGTAGGTGATAACAATTGCTAAAAGTAAATATGAAACAGATGTTAAACCTAGACTTGTAGAAATAGAAGCTTGGAAAAGAGATGGATTAACAGATGAACAGATATGTAATAACTTAAATATAAGTATCCAAACATTTTATACATATAAAAGTAAATATATTGAGTTTTTTGAGGCTATAAAAAAAGGTAAAGAAGTTGCAGACATAGAAGTAGAAAATGCACTTTTTAAAAGAGCAATAGGGTACAGATATAAAGAAAAGATAAAAGAAGTAAAAGAGATAGATGGAAAAAAGACAGTATTTATAAAAGAAGTAGAAAAAGAAATGCCAGGAGATGTTGCAGCTCAGATTTTTTGGCTAAAGAATAGAAAATCTAGTAAATGGAAAGATAAGCAAGATATAGACATAGAGGATAACAATGTAAGTATAACTATTCAAGGAGTTAAAAGAAATGGAAACTAATATACAAGCTAATGAGCATTTTATTGATTATCTAAATAACTGGGATAAAAGATTTTATTACATTGTTGGAGGATATGGAAGTAGTAAATCATATCATACAGCTTTAAAACTAGTATTAAAAGCTATACAAGAGAAAAGAAGGATATTAGTAGTTAGATCTGTTTATAGAACAATAAAAGAAAGCTGTTTTTCTTTATTAAAAGGAATAATTAGCAACTATAACTTAAATGGATTCTTTAGTTATACACTTAACCCTCTACATATAAGATGTAGAAACGGGAGCGAGTTTATATTTATGGGCTTAGATGATTCTGAGAAATTAAAGTCAATTGATAATGTAGATATGATATGGATTGAAGAATGTTCAGAAATATCATACAACGCATTTAATGAGTTAAATGGACGTTTAAGAGCGTTAGGTAAAGACTTACATATATTCTTAACAAATAACCCTGTAAGTATCAATAATTGGACTTATGAAAGATTTATTAAAAAAGCAAATATAAATGAAAATGATTTATATGATAAAAGAATAATCTTAACTGATGATACTTATTATCATCATTCGATAGTTACAGATAATGCATTCGTTAATGATGAGTATATACAGCAATTAAAGAATTTTGAAACTTATGATATTGAAAGATACAGAATAGCATTTCAGGGAAAATTTGGAATAGTTGGAGAAAGAGTATTTACAAATGTATCTAAAGCTAATGATACAGAAGTACAAGCAACAGTTAAAGAATTAAGTAAATACGGCTTAGGCAATCTATATGATGGCTTAGATTATGGTTTTAGTATTTCTTATAATGCACTCGTTAGAATGGCTATAGATAGAGAAAATAACGTTTTATATGTCTATGATGAATTATATAACAAGAACTTAATTACAAGCGAATTAATAGCTTCTATGAGTTATATTAAGCAAAAACACAGAGAGATTATAGCAGATAGTGCAAGACCCGAAACCACTGAAGAAATAAGACGTGCAGGTTTTAAAATTATTAATGCAGAAAAAGGGCAAGGAAGTGTTTTAGACGGATTACAAAAGCTCAAGAGTTTCTATAAAATAATCGTTTCTGATAAGTGTATTAACACATATAGAGAACTTACTGAACTATGCCACGAAAAAGATAAGAACGGAAATTATGTAGAAAATAGATTTACATTAGACCCACACACAGTGGACGCTATGAGATATGGACTAGAAAAGTATAAACAAACAACTTTTAAAAACGGAGAAATAAGAAAGCCGCTAGGAGTTTAAAAATGGAGAAATCAAGGATATTAAAAGCATATAATGACTATCTTTTAACTGATATTTATAAAAATTGTGATAAGTATCGCAAGTTATCAGATGCGAAAAGTGCAGATGTATTTTTTAATGATGTAAAAGCAAGAGTAAATTTGGAATATATGGGAATTATAGACAATAAAGGTTATATAAAATCGTATAGTGTAGATAATAATAGTTTAGTAAGTAATAATAATCATTCACTTAAAGATTTGGTTGCAAGTAATGGGATATTACAAGCAACGACTAGACTGTACGCCGAATTTGCAACAAGTAAGCCTTTAATTACTAATAAGCAAGAACTAGATTTAATAAAAGAGTTTGATTTTGATGATTTATTAGCTAAAGCTATGATTATACAATCTTGGGCAGGGAGATTGCTTTTAAAAGGAGTTATAGAATTAGAAAAATTTAGTTTCTATCCAGTTACTCCAAAAGATTATTTTCCGATTAGAAATGAATATAATCCAAAACTTATAGATGGATATGTAATTTATAACTTATCAGCAGATGATAAAAATAAAAATACTCTTATATGTGAAATCTATGAGTTAGATAGCATTGAATATAGAGCGTACCAAATAACAGAGAATTCTATAAATGAAATAGATTATCCTTTCGACTTAACAAATAACGGTATGATTCAAGATGGATTAGGCTATATAGATATACAAGCACAAGGGTGGGCAGTAGTAGAAATTGAAAACATCTTTGGAAAAAGTGATTACAATGATGATTTAGTTGCAAATGTTAGAGAGCTAGTAATTGGTGATACTTTAACATCTCAAGCATTTCAAAAAGTTGCTAATCCATTATTACAAGTGCCTGATAGCTTGATAGAAGTTGATACAAACGGACGTAGCACTGTAAGACTAGATAATAGAGTAGTTGTATTATCAAAAGATGACAAAGAAGTTAAACAAGTGCAGCTTGAGACTAAAACACAAGAATGGAAAATGCACAAAGAGGATATTAAAAACGATATATACAAGCAATTAGGAGTTAATGATTTAGCTTTTGGAATTGATTTAGGGGGCTCTATTGCTTCAGGAGAAGCTAAGAGAAGAAGTTTAGAGCGTACTATTGCAACAGTTGAGAGTAAGAGAAGTAAATGTATAACAGGTATTAAAAATATCGTTCTATGGGGCTATAAAAAGCTTAAAGGAAAAGATATAGATTTACAAATAGAAGCACAAGACATTTTGAGTTTATCGTTAACTGAAAAAATGGCAATAGTAGTACAAGGGATACAAAACAATTTAATGAGTTTAGAAACTGCTATTAAATTTCTAGGAATATTAGGAAAAGATAGAGATGAAGAAATAGCTAAAATTAAAGCTAATGTAATGTATCAAGAAAAGCTAATTAACATAATGAATACTCTAGCTAGTATTACTAGAGAAGAGCAATTACAAGTTAAATTAGAAGAACTATCAAGCGAGATTATGAAAGATTTAGGGCTAGAAGTTAAGGAGGAATAGTATATGTTCCCAGTAGCTCAAGAGAATAAATTAAGGCTTATATTTGAATTTTATACAAAGAAAAGAACAAAAAGAGCAAGAAAAGCTATTAATAATGGGCAATTACCACTGTTTGAGTTAACAGATGATGAAAAAAGAAACATTATAAAAGAATTAACAAAAGTTGCTATAGAGGTTAATTTATCTACTTTTGAAAGTTGGAGAACACTCACAGATGAAGAGCTAAAAAGAACAGATTTAGAAGGTGCTAAGTATTGGATAAAAAAGAACTATGATTTATTTAATAATACATCTGTAACATCAGATAAATTAATGGATATAAGACAGCAACGGATAACGGAAACTATTAAAAATTATAATAGAGATTTACAAGTATTTAAAAATGGCGAAGTTCCAAAGTCTACACTTGAAGCTTTAAAGCAAGACATAGCTAATAATCGAGCAAGTAAAGAGATTAAAGATATTGTTAAAAGCATTGAAAATGGTACCTATTCCAATGCTGATATCGATAAACTCCAAACTTGGCTTAATAACAGAAATGAAAATTTAGCTAGAAATGAAACGGGTAATTTATATGCTCAAGAATGTAAAGACTTGATGATTGAGAACGGTATTGAACATTTTATTTGGCACACAATGAAAGATGACAGAGTAAGAGAGTCGCACGCTGAACGAGAGGGCTTAGTATTTAGTATCAATGATGAATTGCCAGGTGAAGATTTTAATTGTAGATGTTGGGCTGAGCCAATTAGATTAAATTAAATTAAATTTTGTGTGAGCAATTGCATGAGAGGAGAAAAAATGGAATTAAAAGATGGGAAAATTATTATAAGTGATGAAGAAAAGAAAATATTAGAAAGTAATGAGGGTAAAAAATGGCTAACTGATAACAAGTTTATGATAGAAACAATAAAGGAGGTAGACAAGCCAATCACAGCAGAGGCAGTAACTAACTTTATAAGTAAAAATCAAAGCTTATCAGACAAAATTTATAATGATAATGCTATTAAATTTTTAAAATCAAAATTAGGAGATAAGGTAACTTCTGATGATTTAGGAAAAGAAATAGTATTTAAAAACAGTTTTGAAGATTATAAAAAAGAAGCCATAAAAACAGCAGCAAGTTTTGCACTTGGAGCAATATCACCAAAATATAGTTCAATGCTTGTAAATGCAGTAGACTTTTCAAAATTAGATATTAAAGATGGTAAGATAACAGGTTTTGATGAGCAAGTTGCTAACTTTAAAACAACTTATCCTGATTTATTTAATGAAAAAGGAAGTACTACACCATCACCATTACCACCTAATAATGGAAATTCAAAAGTTACTTATGATGATTTTTTAAAGATGTCAGAAGCAGAAAAATCAAAATTAACAGATGATGAATTAAAACAAATATTAAGAGATTAGGAGGCTAGATAATATGTCATATAACAATTTTAAACCAGAAGTTTGGACTGAATTAACAAATAGAAACTTAAATAAAAACTTAGTTTTTGGAGCACTAGCAAATAGAAAATACGAGGGTAAAATTGAGAACTTTGGAAGTTCTATAAGAGTCCCAAGCATAGGCTCAGTAACTGTTGGAGATTACACAGGGGCAGACATAACATTTCAAGAGGACACTGGAGCATATCAAACTATTAATATCAATAAAGCTAAATACTTTGCTTTAAAGATGGATGATGTAGACAAAGCTCAAGCTATACCAGGAGTTATGGAAGGATTAACAGAACAAGCAATTTATGAAATGGCAGATGTTGTTGATACAGAACTTGCTAAGTTGTATTCAAAATGTAAAAGCAAGGTATCTGGAACAATAGGAACAGATAAAGTAACTCATTTAATATTGAATTTAGCTAAACAAATGGATGAGGACAATGTACCAACTGCCAATAGATGGCTTGTTGTATCGCCAGAGGTTTATGTAGAAATTATAAAAGAATTACCTCAAATATCTACTGGAGAAAATACTTTATCTATTAATCAAAACTACTATATAGGTTCTTATAGTGGTTTCCAAATATTTAAATCTAACAATGTACAAAAGACTGGTAAAAAATATCACTGTATAGGCGGAATTAGTGCAGGTTTAACTCTTGCTATGCAAATAAATAAAATGGAAGCAGGAAAATTTGAAAAATCATTTGGTGAATACATCAAAGGACTTCAATTATTCGGCTGTGATGTTATTGAAACAGAAACTGGAAAAACAAAATTACTATGTGAATTAGAGGTATCGCAAGCATAACGGGAGTTTAAAGCTCCCTTACTGCTTTTAAAAGGAGTTTTATATGATAGGTTATGTAAGTTTAGAGGAAGCTAAAGAGTTTATAAAAAACAGGTATGATGACATTACAGATGATGTTTTAAGTAAAGGACTATATAAAGCATTAGATAAAATTGAAAGCTTAATGATTAGAGATAGTGGAAGAAGTGAAACACAAGAATTAATATTTCCTAGAATTAACGAAAATAAAGTCCCTGATGAGATTAAAAAGGCCCAAATGTTAGAAGCTTATTCAATAGCTTTAGATGTCGACAATGAGTCGATAACTGACATAGAAAAAGGCGTTGCAAATAAGTCAATTGGTGATATGTCTATTAGTTACAACTCTAATACTAGTAATAGTATAGGCTCTATCATATTTGCAAGTGCTCAAGCTAAGAATATTCTTTATAAGTATGTAAGGAAAACATATGATTGGAGTTAAAACAACTGTAACTACTCAAAGTTTGCAGAAATTCGCACAAATAGAAAAGCAATTAAATTTACTAGCAAAATGGAAACTAGTTGTACAATTCAATGAGGATAATACGGAAGCTAATGGAGTAAAGGTAGAATTAATAGCGATGTGGCTAGAATATGGGAACGAAAGCTTTAACGTTCACTATCCTGCTCGTCCATTTTGGCGAAGTGCAATAGACGCAAATATACAAAGAATTATGAATAGATTTATTTTTAATGCTAACCAAGTTGCACAGGGGAAAATGCAGGCTAGACAATGCTTTGAAGATATAGGAAAACAAATAGTTCAATATATTAAAAAAAGTATACTACAAGGCTCATTTGCTCCACTTGCACAAAGTACATTACTAGCAAAAGCATTAAAAGGGTCAGGAACAAAGCCTTTAATAGATACTAGAACAATGTTAAATAGCTTAGAATATGTAGTTAAGGAGATTTAAAATGAAATTTAGATTAAAACAATTTGCAAAAAATGAGTTAAGAACATATCAAGTTACACGTAAAGCTGAATATGATATGAAAAACACAGAAGGAATAGAAAATGTCTATCATTGGGAGATGTTAATCTATAAAAAATCTTTAAGAGTAGCAACAGCAGATCCTAACTCAGCAATAAAAATTTTAAATCAATTGAATGGAAAAATTTTAAAAAGCTATGATTTAAGGCTAGGAGATATTATAACAGTTGAACAGTTAAATTATAGAGTAGTTGAGATACTACCTCGTTTATATGCCGATTTTAATGAGTTTGTGCTGGAGTTGATGAAAGATGAATAATCTAGAATTAGAAATATTACTACTTGAGAAAATAAAACAATTAAATGAAAAATTTCAAACTGTCCCTTTTGAACATTTAAGCAAAGTTAATGGACAATTGAAATTACCTCGTGTTCTTGCAAGGACTATTTCTAATCAGGTTATACATAGATATACAAACGATAGAGAAGACACTGAGAAATACGGAGTTTTTAAACAAACAAATATAAACAAGCATATAATCAGTTTTTCGTTTACTCTAAGCAAAAAAGATAGCTTTATAGATGTAGCAATAATTAGAGATTATTTTACAAATATAGAAGCTGTCAATTGGTGGATTAAATTAAATGGACTGAACTTAGTTATTGAGGAAGTCGGAGAATTAAAGGACATTACAGATTATTCAGCAAGTGATTTACTTGAAAGGTATGTATTTGACTTAACTGTAAGAACTTCTAAAGAACTAAGAACAGAAATAGAAATTATAAAAGATGTTAAATTTGATATTGAAGGAGGTAACTAATGGGAATTATATTAGGTGCAGAAAAGAAAATAGTATTTTTAAATACACACAAGCCAAGCCCAGTTGACCAAGCAACAGTTAACATTATAGGAGTATTTAGCACTAAGAAAGCTATAACAGAGCAATTAATTACAAGTATAAAAGATGTAACAGGAGTTGCATCAGGTGATGATGTTTATAAGATATTACAAGCTTGTTTTAACGGCGGAGCAAAACAAGTCTTAGTATTTGGTAAGGCAGTAACTGGAAACAATTATAAAGACTTATTCGATAGTGTAAAAAATGATTGGTTTGGGACTGTAACAGATGAAACAGACTTAGAAAAAATAGCTTTAATTTCTAAAGAAATTGGAGCAAGACAAAAAATGTTATTTGCACAAGTTAAAAAAGATGAAGACATAATGAATTCTGAATCTAAGATAAAAGCAATAGCAGAGGATACAACAGCATTATTTTTCAACAAAAATGAAGAACTTACAGCAGGAGCAGTTGCAGGTTATTCAATACCACAATTTCCAGGAAGTGTATTGATAGCTAATAAACTTATAAATGGAGCAGTTGAAAGTGGACTAATTGGAGCAGAACAAGGAGTTTTAGACAAGAACAAATCTAACTATGTTGCAAGAATGAAAGGACAATTAGGACTTGCTAACGGAGTAACTGTAACAGGTGATCCGATTGATTTTATCCACTGTGTTAAGGCTTTACAATTCAGATTAGAGGAAGATATTACACTATATTTAAAAGCTACACCAAAGCCTACATTTGCAGATGTAGACCCATTGAAAGCAGTTATATTAACAAGATGTAAACAATTTGAAAGAATGAAAGCATTAGTCGAAGATAAAACTATAGTTGATATCGTACCACTTGAAGAAATACCAAAAAATGATATTTTGAATGGTAAATTAACAGGTGTAAAAATTACAGTTTACTACGCTTATGGTATTAGAGAATTATCAGCTGATTTATTCTTTGAAGTCTAGGAGGTGCTAAATGGCTAATACATATAATTATGACAGTAAAAATTATGAAATTATTATTGGAAAAACTAGAGTAGATGACTATGCAGATGATGTTAAGTTTTCTATAGAATATGATGAAGATTTTAAAGATGTAACAAAAGGTGTAGACGGAGCTAGGAGTGTAAATCAACACAACAATTATGACGCTGTCATAAAATTTAAAATTCTACAAAACTCGCCATTAAATTTAGTTTTTAAACAAATGGCATTGACAGAGGGGAAAAAAGGGGAATTTCCAGTAACTATTGTTAATAAAGGTTTAGATGGAACAATGGGTGGTTTTTCACCAAAAGCTTTTTTTAGAAAAATACCTAATTTAGAAGTAGCAACAGACGCTAAAGGGGTTGAATGGGAAGTATATTGTATTAATTATAAAATGGCTTAATAGGGTAGTTTTTTAACTACTCTATTTTTGGAGGTATAAATGGAAAAGAAAGTTATAAGAGTAAATAATTATGATGTTACAGTTATGGAGCAACCATCAAGCTATGTATTGAGATTAGAAAAAGAAATCGGAAGAACTAGAATAGTTGACTATACTAAAGAGATTTTGAAATATCCGAGCGGTGTTAATGAAAGTTTAGAAAATATAATTGGAGTACCTGAAAGCATAAAATACCAAGACTTAGAATTAAAGCTAGATGATAGAGGGCTTTATACAATGGAAAAGCTATTTATAGCAGGACTTGAAAACGTTGTATTTACTGGAGAAACATTCCTAAAACTGTTAAATAAAAATATTGATGATTATAAATATCAAGAAATAGAGAAAATAGGCTTAAAAGTATGGGAGCAAGTAAAGAATATAGCCTTTTGTGGTTTCGTAGTTGATACATTTCGTAGAATGTAATCTAAATTACAATTATGAAAGTATTGAGAATATGATAACTATGTATGGCTATTTTATTAAAGATTTTGAAAGAGCGGAGCAATATAGTATTAAACAACTCGAAACATACATAAATAGAATTATAAGAATGAGGGAGGTGGGATAAATGAGTGTTGCAAGTGTATTAAAATTTAATATAAACACTTTCTTAAATTCTCAAGGATTTCAACAATTTAAGAGTAATCTAAAGCAATCTATGAGTTTATCACAAAAATTTAAGTCAGTAACAAGCAGCACACTAGGACAGTTAGCTATTGGATATTTTACTATATCTGGGCTAGTTGGACAGTACAACAAAGCGGTTGAAGCTAGTAACTATCAAATTGAGCAAGAAGCTAAATTATATAACACTCTAAGAGCTCAAAACTTTAGAGATGAACAAATAAAATCTATAATAGATTTAACTGGGAGTCTACAAAGTTTAGGAGTTGTAGGAGATGAGGTAACTATTGCAGGGGCTCAACAATTAGCAACATATAGATTACAAGAGGATAGCATTAAAAAGTTATTACCAACTATGCAAGACTTGCTTGTTAAACAAAAGGGCCTAAATGGAACAGGTCAAGACATGGAAGGAATAGCTAATTTATTTGCTAAGTCTATGAATGGGCAAACAATGGCTCTTAAAAGAAGTGGAATAATCTTATCTGAAAGAGAAGAGCAATTATTAAAAGTAGGAACAGAAGAGCAAAAAGTTGCTTTACTTACAGAAGCAGTTAGAAGAAGTATCGGAGAGCAAAATAAAGAGATGTTAAAAACTCCTGAGGGGAAAATAACATCTGCTAAAAATAGAATCGGTGACTTATATGAAACTTGGGGAATGTCTGTAAGAGAAACAAGAGCGAAGTTTTGGGAGTTTGTTGCAGATAATGCTGAAGGTTTACAAGATGTAGTTAATAGAGTTTTTAAAGCTGGAGCAAGTTTCGTTGATACATTCTTAGGAGTATTTAGAGATATAAAAAAAGGTTTTAATGCCTTGCCTGATAGTGCAAAGAATGCTTTTAAAATTATAGGTGCTGTAGCTTTAGCTACCCAATTTCCACTTATTGCATTAGTTTTTGCTATTGAAGATGTATTCGGAGCTTTTCAAGGTAAAGAAAGTTTTACAGAGGATGCAGTTAATGCACTATTAAAATTCACAGGAACAGATTATCGTTTTGCAGATTTGAGAAAAGGAGTATCTGACTTTTGGGATTTATGGACTAAAGGGGCAGATAGTGGAATTGAAAAGATTAATTTAACTACTAAAATTTTAAGTGATTTAATAGATATTCTTAAGTCAGGTGCTGGAGTATTACAAATGATATGGGGAGCAACTGGAGGACTAGCTATAGACTTTGGTAAAAATACATATAAAGCTATAACTGGAGATTTTGAAGGGATTAATTGGAATAATACAACTTCGAATATAAGTTCTGGTTTTAATAAAGTTCATGGTGCAGCTCAAAATATGAGTAAGACTGATGATATGCACAGTGCTTTTTTATTAGATGAAGCTAACAAAAAGATACAAGAACAAGTTAAGCTTGAAAACTATGTAAATGTAAATCGTGGAGTTAAGGGAATTCCATTAAACGATGATTATGCTATTGATTTAAGAAGTGCAGCAAAGGCTTTATCAAATTTTAAAGAGCCTAAAACTCTAAATAATAAGACAGTTCAAGAAACTAAAAAAATGATAAAGCCTGAGGTAACATTGACTAATACTCCAACTTATAATACAAATGTTACAGTAAATGAAGCAACAGACGGGGCAAAGATACAACAAATGCTAGATAATAGTTTAAGAAACAAAGAAAAACAAGACATAGAAAAATTAAAAGCACAGCTTGGAGTTGTAAATTATGGTTTTGGATATTAGGAGGTTTGAATGAGTTTTTTTAAACAAGCTATCAGTATGGCACTTAGTTTATTAGGTGGAACATATAGTCAAAGTTATATACAAGACATACCACTTGAAGTAATATCAGAAAAATCGAGAAGCTTGCCTATGTCCTTACCTAGTAAAAGAGTTGAAAACGGTTTTAATATCAGTGATTCAGTAAGAAAAGAGCCTATGATTATAAATATAACTGTTGTAGATAATAGCAGTGACTATATGTTAA